GCCGGACGGCACGGCTGGCACCTGGGTGCTGATCGGGCCGGAAGATGTGCGCGACCGTTCCGACAAGACGGGTGCCGGGGCCGAGCATCGGCTTGTGCTGAGTGTCGTGTCGGATGCCGAAGGTTTTCAAGACGCCAAGGTCGTTGCGGCATCGCTCTGCGATGCGCTTGGGCGACCCATGACCATGACGCGGGGCCGGATCGTCGCGCTGTGGTTCGACCGTGCCGTTGCCCGTCGCCTGGATGCCGGGCGCACACGGCGGATCGATCTGACGTTTCGCGTCCGTGTCGAAGACACATTGAATGGAGAGATTTAAATGGCTGTTCAGAACGGAAAAGACCTGCTGATCAAGCTTGATATGACCGGCGACGGGCAGTTCGAGACGGTGGCAGGACTGCGGGCGACCCGCATCAGCTTCAATGCCGAGACGGTGGATGTCACGAGCCTTGAGAGCGCGGGCGGCTGGCGAGAGCTGTTGGGCGGGGCAGGCGTGCGGTCCGCCTCTTTGTCGGGGTCGGGAGTGTTCCGGGATGCCGCGACGGATGAACGCGCGCGCCAGATCTTCTTTGACGGCGAGGTGCCGCAGTTCCAGGTCATCATTCCCGATTTCGGCGTGGTGGAAGGGGCGTTCATGATCACCGCCATCGAATATGCCGGAAGCTACAATGGCGAGGCGACGTATGAGCTGACGATGGCCTCGGCCGGGGCATTGGCCTTTACGGCGCTGACGCCTGTGGAGGCCCCGTGAACCCGTTTGCGGGTGAGGTGGCGCTGGTTGTCGATCGCGAACGCCATGTGGCCAAGCTGACACTGGGGGCACTGGCCGAACTGGAGGCCGCGTTGCAGGCTGACAGCCTGATCGCCCTGATCCAGCGGTTCGAGGAGGGGCACTTCACCACGCGCGACGTCGTGGTGGTGATCGTTGCCGGTCTGCGCGGAGGCGGGTGGCGGGGGCAGGCGGCCGATCTGATGTCGGCCGAGATCGCCCCCGCCGAGGCGGCCCGTGCGGCTGCCCTGCTTCTGGCCCGCGCCTTCGCCCTGCCATGACCGGCCCGTCCGCAATCGACTGGCCGGGCCTGATGCGGGCCGGTTTGCAGGGGTTGCGCCTGCACCCCGAGCAGTTCTGGCGACTGACGCCGCTGGAGTTGCGGATGATGCTGGGGGCGGAAGATGCCGCCCCTCTTTCCCGCGCGCGGCTGGAGGAACTCGCCCGCGCATTCCCCGACAAAGGAGACGACCTTGGCAGAGATCGAGGAGCTTGAGGAACAGGTGACGGCCCTGGAGGCCACTCTTGGATCCGTGTCCGGCATGGTCGGCACGTTCGAGGGGGAGCTGTCGCGGATGCGTGACACGATGACATTCACGGGTCGGGAGGCGGAGCGGCTGTCCACCAGCATCGGCGGGGGCGTCCGCAATGCCTTCAACGGGCTGGTCTTTGACGGAGACAAGCTGTCTTCGGCCATGAAAAGTCTGGGACAGTCGATTACGCAAGCCGTCTACAAGACCGCCATGAGGCCGGTGGAGGGGGTGGCGGGGTCGCTCATCTCTGGCGGCATGGGGGCGTTGATGGGTGGAGCGATGCCGTTCGCAAAGGGCGGTGCTTTCAGTCAGGGGCGGGTGATGCCCTTTGCCAAGGGGGGGGTCGTGTCGTCGCCCGTGGCGTTCCCGATGCGTGGCGCGACGGGCCTGATGGGCGAGGCCGGGCCGGAGGCGATCATGCCGCTGACCCGCGGTGCCGACGGACGGCTGGGCGTGTCGGGCGGCGGCGGGCGTTCGGTCAACATCACGATGAATGTCAGCACGCCGGACGTGGCGGGCTTTCAACGCAGCCAGGGACAGGTCGCGGCGCAGGTCAGCCGGGCATTGTCGCGCGGGCAGAGGAACAGATAGATGGCTTTTCACGACATACGCTTTCCCGCGAACCTGTCGTTCGGGTCGATCGGCGGGCCGGAACGGCGGACGGACATCGTCACGCTGGCCAACGGGTTCGAGGAACGCAACACCCCTTGGGCACATGCGCGCCGGTATTACGATGCGGGCGTGGGGTTGCGGTCGCTGGACGACGTGGCAAGGCTGATCGCGTTCTTCGAAGCGCGTCAGGGGCGGCTGCACGGCTTTCGTTGGAAGGACTGGGCGGATTTCAAGTCCTGCCTTCCCTCCGCCACGGTCGGTCCGCTGGATCAGTTCATCGGGCGCGGGGACGGGCAGAAGATCACCTTCCAACTGGTCAAGACCTACGATTCCGGTGCGCAAAGTTATGCCCGCGTGATCGCCAAGCCGGTCGAGGGATCGGTAAGGGTCGCACTGGGCGGGGATACGAAGGTGGAGGGGCTGGAATTCGCGGTCAACGCGGACACAGGAACCATCACCTTCGCCCAGCCACCTGCTGTAGGGGCCGAAATCCGTGCCGGATTTGAGTTCGACGTGCCGGTTCGCTTCGACACCGACCGCATACAGACCTCCGTGTCGTCCTTTCAGGCGGGTGAGGTCCCGAATGTTCCGATCGCAGAGGTGCGCATATGACGATCGCACAACATCTGGCACTGGGTGCCACCACGACATGCCGCACATGGGGTCTGACCCGCCGCGACGGCGTGGTGTTCGGCTTTACCGACCATGACATGGATCTGGCCTTCGAAGGGTTCGTCTTCCGCGCCTCCGCCGGGGTGACGGCGCGGGCTTTGCAGCAGTCTACGGGCCTTTCCATCGACAACTCCGAAGCGATGGGCGCGCTATCCGGTGCGGGCGTGACGGAGGCCGACATCCTTGCGGGCCGCTATGACGGGGCGGAGATCCGGTGCTGGTTGGTCAACTGGGCCGACGTGTCGGAACGGCGGCTGGAATTCCGCGGAACGATCGGAGAGATCACGCGTGCGGGCGGGGCCTTCCAGGCCGAGTTGCGCGGGTTGGCCGATCTGCTGAACCAGCCACAGGGAAGGGTTTTCCAGCGGGGCTGTTCCGCCATCCTGGGCGATGCCGCCTGCGGGATGGATCTGACCAAGGCCGGCTATGCGGCGGAAGTTGCGGTGGAGCAGGTGGAGGACAACCGCGTCTTCACCTTCGGGGCGCTGGGGGCATTCGATGACCGCTGGTTCGAACGCGGCCGGTTCCGGGTCCTTTCGGGTATGGCCGAAGGGCTGATCGGCGTGATCAAGAACGACCGCCTGACGGGGCATGTCCGCGTGGTGGAATTGTGGCAGACGCTGGGATCCGCCATAGCCGCAGGCGACAGGATACGGATCGAGACGGGCTGCGACCGGCGCATCGACACCTGCCGCCTGAAATTCGCCAATATCACCAATTATCGGGGCTTTCCGCATATTCCGGGGGAAGACTGGATCGCCGCCTATCCGACCTCCGGCTCCGTCAACGATGGGGGGAGCCTGTTCGCATGAACGCCATCGTGACCGAGGCGCGCCGCTGGATCGGCACGCCTTACGTCCATCAGGGCAGCCTGTGCGGTGCGGGCAGCGACTGCCTCGGCCTGATCCGTGGCATCTACCGCGCCACGCTCGGGGCGGAGCCGGAGGCGGTTCCGCCTTATGCGCCGGACTGGGCGGACACGGCGGGCGGAGAGGTGCTGCTGAAGGCGGCCCCGCGCTGGCTGGTCCGGCTGCCCGACGGTCCGGCTGATCCGGGGAACGTACTGATGTTCCGCATGCGGGACCGGGGCACCGTCCGCCATCTGGGAATCTTCTGCGGTCACGACCGCTTCATCCATGCCTATAGCGGGCACGGCGTGACCGAGAGCCCGCTTTCCACCCCTTGGACGCGCCGGATTGCGGCGCGCTTTGCGTTTCCCGAAAGGATCTGACATGGCAACCCTTCTGCTTGCATCCGCCGGTGCCGCCATCGGCGGCGGCTTCGGTGGCGCGGTCCTTGGCTTGTCCGGTGCCGTTCTTGGCCGTGCCGTGGGCGCGACACTGGGGCAGGTCATCGACCAGCGCATCTTCGGCAGCGGCTCGGACACGGTGGAAACCGGCCGGATAGACCGTTACCGCGTCATGGGCGCAAGCGAGGGCGCGGCCATTCCCCAGCTTTACGGGCGCACGCGGCTGTCGGGTCAGGTGATCTGGTCCTCCCGCTATCTTGAACACAAGAAGACTTCGACTGCGGGCAGCAAGGGTGCCAAGCAGAAGGTGACGGAATATTCCTATACCGTCAGCCTTGCCATCGCCCTGTGCGAGGGGGAAATCGCGAGCATTGGCCGCGTCTGGGCCGACGGGGTGGAGATCATGCCCCACGATCTGACGATGCGCATTTATTCGGGCAACGCCGACCAGCTGCCCGATCCGAAGATCGAGGCGGTGGAAGGGGCGGGCATGGCCCCTGCCTATCGTGGCACGGCCTATGTCGTGATCGAGGATCTGGAACTTGATGTCTATGGCAACCGCGTTCCTCAATTCAGTTTCGAGGTGCTGCGTCCGTCCACCGGAACCACGCTTCAAAAGGCGGTGAAGGCCGTGGCGATGATCCCCGGAACAGGGGAATATTCGTTGGCCACCACCCATGTGC